CCCTGCGGGCGGCCAACGGGATCGGCAAAGACACGCTGACCGCCTGGGCGATCGAGTGGTACCTGTGCACGCACTACAAAGCCAAGGTGCCGATCGTGAGCCCGACCGGCCGGCAGGTCAAGCGGACCATCTTTTCGGAGCTGGCGCTGTGGGTCACCCGTTCCCTGTCGAAGCCGAACCTCGAGCTGATGATGACAAACGAGCTGCGGCACCTGGGGGCGCCCCGGGAGTGGACGGCGTTCGGATTCGCCCCGCTGGTCTCCTCCACCGACCCGACCGGCGGGATCGAGGGGATCCATGCGGAGCATCTGCTGTTCATCATCACGGAGGCCAAGGCCGTCGAGAAGGGGGTGTGGGACGCGGCCGAGCGGATGGCGACCCGACCGGGCAACAAGGTGTTCTGCCAGTCGGTGCCGGGCATCGCGGCCGGGGACTTCTTCGAGTGCTTCACCGTCAAGGCGCGGACGTGGCGGAGGTATCACTTCCCCTCGGCGCGTCGGGTGGAGGTCGAGGACGGCGGGGTGACCTATGTCCCTACGACACCGCTGGTCGATGACGCCTCGATCCAGGCGAAGCTCGAGGCGGGCGAGGACTCGCCGAATTTCCGGGCCGGGGTGCTGGCGGAGTTCCTCTCGGCGGACCCGCGGGCCTTGATCCCGCTGGCGTGGGTGGAGGCCGCGCACGCGCGGTGGCGGGCGCTGGAGACCGCCGGGACGCTGGCGACCCTGCCGATCACGACGCTCGGGCTGGACCTGGGGTTCGGGGGGAGCGACCGGACGAGCCTGGCCAAGCGGAGCGGCCTGGTCATCGTGAGCGTCTCGCGTCCCCCGGGCGATACGATGCTGGCCACGGGCCTGGTGCGGCTCCTGGCCGACGCCGGGGCGGTCCCCGTGGTGGACGCGATCGGCGCCTCGGGCGTGGTCGATCGGCTGCGGGAATTGGGCGTCAAGGTCTTGGCGTTCGTGGCCGGCGCGCGGACCGACGCGACCGACCGCACGGGAGAGCTGGGCTTCGTGGATCTCCGCGCGGCGGCGTGGTGGGGGGTGCGGGAACGGCTCGATCCTCAGCGAGGCGACGAGATCGCCTTGCCGCCGGACCCCCTGTTGACGGCCGACCTGACCGCCCCGAAATGGCAGCTGACCAGCGGGGGGAAGATCCGCATTGAATCCAAGGACGATATTCGGAAGCGGCTGCGGCGGTCGACGGATGACGGGGACGCTGTGGTGATGGCCTTCGCGGCCGAGCTGATGAAAGGCACGGACCTGGTGCCCTCGGCGATCATCGATCCGACGCCGGCGACCTATCACGCGGATCGCGGCGGGGGCGTGTGGGGCGACCGACGCGGGGGGCGGTCGCTGTGGGGGCGAGGATGACGTGGGCGGACGTGCTGGACGCGATCCGGCGGTGGTGGTGTCGACGACGGCGGGCCGTGCGGCTGGGGTTCATGGTGCGCCTCGAGTCGGACCACGGTTCACACCCGCACGGCCGCTATCGGCTGTGGGAGGCTCATATGGCAGTGGAGATTCCGCCACACAAGCGAGCGCGGTTGCGCGTGCTCCCGAAGGACATCGACGGAAACCCGGCGCCGATCGAGGCGGGGTCGTTGACCAAGTCGGTGTCGGATCCGGGCGTGGTGACGGCGGTCCAGGACGCGGCCGACGAGCTGGTGATCCTGGTGACCCGGGGCACCGTGCTGGGAGTCGCCACGCTGCGCGTGCGCGCCGACGCCGACCCGGGCTCGGGCGTGGTCCCGGTGACGGGTGAGATCGAGTTCAGCGTGCCGGCGGGCCTGGCCACGGGGCTCGGCTTCGACGCAATCGTGGAGGATGATCCGGCGAACCCGCCACCGGCCTAGGGGACAAGGGGAAGGGGGGTCGGCCCGCGGGGCTGGCCCCCCTTCGGGGAGTCACGGATGCGACGACGACGACGGGGTCAGGGTCCGGCGCCCCGGGTCACCGAGGCGGCGCTGCACGCGGACCGAGCCCGGCGGGACGTGGCGGCCGACCGGATTTTGACGATCTTGGACGGCTGGGTGGCGAAGCAGGGATGGACGCCGGACGAGGTCGAGCACGCCTGGGCCCGCATGTTCCGCGAGTTGGTCCAGATCAATCACCGCGACGGGGTGAGGAGCCGACGACGATGCGAGCCACGACTGACGACGCCGGGAAGCTGACCCTCGAGGGGGACACGCCGGACGAGTTGACGGACCTGGGGTTGCGGCTGCGGCAGCCGTACCGGATCACGGCTCTGCGTAAGCGGGCGGTGGAGTTCACCCCGGGGGTGCTGCCGGTCGCAAGCTGGCTCGTGGCCGTGCGCGAAGCCTGGCGGGTCTGGGTCCAAGCGGCCCCGGACTGGTTCGTCGCCCTGGGGCACCTGGGGACGACGTGGGCCCTCTTGCTGTGGGTGACCACGCGGACCCCGCCGCGGCTGGCCCTGGGGGCCGGCCTGGTCGCCTTCGTGACGGGGGCGACCCTGGCCGGGGCGTTGTCCTGGGCCGGGGTCCGCCCGACGAAAGTCAGCCGGCGGTGGTGGCGGTGGGGGTACTGGCTGTGCGGGCTCTGGCTGGCCCTGGCGCTCGGGGCGATCACCTTCGGGGTCCTGGGGTGGCTGGCCCTGCTGGCGGGCGCCCTGGCCCAACGGCTGAGCCCGTGAGCGCCGACGTCACGCCTCCGAGAACCGCCGCCGCGGTCCCGGCGCGTGACCTGTCGCTCTCGGGCCACCGGGTCCGACGCGCGCGGCGGCGGGCGCTCCGGGAGGCGGACCCGCTGGTGGAACCGGACCCGGTGCGGGCGGCCCGGATCGCCGACGTGGCCGCGCGGTTCGTGGCGGCGGATACCGCCGTTCGGGTGCACCAAGGGGGCTGGGTGCTCGGGCAACCGATGCTGACCCAAGTCGCCTGGGACCGGGCGGAAGGGGTGCTCCTGCGTGACCGGCAGGGGACGCTCGACGAGCTGCGCCGGAGCTGTGAGCCATGACGGTGGCCGTGGTACGGACCGGGCATCGGACGCTGGTCCGGTGTCCCGCCTGTAATCGACGCATGCCCTTGACCGCTTCGGGGCGCGTGTGGCTGCACAGTATGGGTCCGGTGTCTCTGGCCGCGGATGGGACGTTCGCCGGGTTGATCCTGCGTTCGCGGCAGCGCGGTCGTGTCGCCCCGGGAATCCGGTGCGACGGGTCTTGTCAGATCCTCGACCAGGCGGCCGGCTTCAAGGCGGCCAAGGCGACACAAGGACCGCCGCGCCCGGAGGGGGGAGGCCCATGATCGTGTCGTGCGCGCCCTGTGGGGCGGCCTACGACGACGAGTATCGCTGGACCTGGTGTCCTCACGACACCTTCGTGGCGAACGATGGCGAGAACCGCTTCGCCCATCATCCCGAGAGCTATCGAAGGTCGCCCGTCGAGCACGTGCGGTTTACCCATGATCGGGAAGTGTACCGGATCACCCTGCGGCGCCGGGGCTGGTGGGGCCGCCTGCTGCGGATGCCTGCCGCGTGGCGCGGGCACTATGGCATACTGCGGCGCAGGCCGGCCATGGTGGGACGGTGGAGCGTCGCCGTCGTGGCCACGCGGCTGACCTGGCTGCTGGTGACGCCGACCGGGCGAAGGGGGCCACGATGAAAGGGCTGCTGCAAGGGCTGGTCGACGCCGGGCGGTTCGCTCGGCTGCGCGAGGCGGCGGTGATCCCGGATGGCCTGGACCCGGCCGACGAGCCGCTCTATCGCCGGCTGAATCAGGGGAGCCGGGACCTCCCCAAGTATCAGCATCGGCGGGTCCAGGAAGCGGCCGTCCGGGGGTGGATCGCCAATCCCTTCGCCCGGCGGCTGGTGGAAATGCCCAAGGACTACATGATCGCGGAAGGGGTGGCCCCCGTTTCGACGGATCCCGCCTTGCAGGTGTTCCTCGAGGAGTTCTGGGCGGACCCGATCACCCGAATGGACGCGATGGTGGACACGATCGCCCTCGAATCCGAGCTGCTGGGCGAGGTGGCGCTGCCGCTGTTCGTCGCCCCGGACGGGCGCTCGCGGGTGACGATGATCGACACGTTGCTGATCACCGACACCATCCCCGACCCGGGGAACACGCGGGTCATCATCGGGGTGAAGCTGGGCGGGTCGGCCGGCGTGGACGCCTTCGTACTCCCGACGTTGCTGGGGCCGGCGGTGGACGATCCGAGCGTCTTGAGTCCCGAGGCGGTGGGACTGCGGGAGAAGTGGCGCGCCCGACTGCCGGCGATCTTCAAGGGCACGGCCCCGGTCGGGGTGCTCTATTGGGGCCTGAATCGCATTGCCGGGATGACCCGCGGGTTGTCCGGGCTCTCCGGCTCCCTGGATCACGCCGACCGGTTGGACACGAACCTCTTTGACATGCTGGAGCGGACGGGGCTGATGTCCGCCTTCGTCTGGGCGGTGACGATCGAGGGGGCGACCCCGGAGGAGATCAAGGCGTGGCAATCGAAGTATGCCCAGCCGCCGCGGCCCGGCTCGGTGCGGGTGGGGAACGAGAAGGAAAAATGGGAAGCGGTCACGCCCGACTTGAAGCTCGGTGACCTGACCACGGGCTTCCGCACGGCACGGAATTACATCGCGGCGAACCAGGGGCTCGCCCCGTCGTGGATGGGGGACGTCGACGGCACCCGCGCCAACGCGGACGTCCAGGGCGACCCCACCATCAAGACGATGACCGGGAAGCAGAACCGGCTCAAGGGGATGCTCCTCGAGCTGTTGCGCCAAGTGGTGTGGGAGGCGGTGTCCCGGGGGAAGCTGCCGCCGACCGCCCTGGATAAGCAGCGGCAGCCCGTGGACGCCTGGCGCACGGTCGGCCTGGTCATGCCGGAAATGAACCCGAAGGACATGGTGCGGGTGGCGGGGGCGCTCTTGCAGGTGTCGCAGGCCGTCTCGGTGGCGGTGGCGGCCGGCGCGCTCTCCAAGGCGACGGGCACCCGCTTGCTGTCCGCGGTCGCCCCGCACTTGGGGGTAGACGTGGACGCCGAGGAAGAGATCCTCGCGGCGGTGGAGGACAGTAGCAGTCAGGCCGCGGCCGACGTCACGCAGCTGTACGCCCAGCTGGCGACGGCGCGCGGGGCGGCGGCCTTGCCCCCGGCCCCGGCCGAGGTGACGAACCCGCCGCTGCTGGAGGCGCTGGTCGCGCGGGTGGCGGCGTTGGAGGTCACTCCGCGGCGACGACGCCCGCGCTGACGGGATGACCCCCGATCCGCTCGCCCGGCTGATCGCGCAGACGATCCGGGTCAGTGACGCCCGGGTCCAGCGTCTGCGGGATGACCTGGTCGCCCGGCTGCGGGGATTCGCCCGACTGGATCCCACGGTGACGGACGCCGGGGAACAAGGGCCCGGCAAGTTCGAGTGGAGTCACGTCCCGCGCCTCGTCGCCGTCTCGCAGGCGCTGATCGCCCAGTGGGCGAAGGACTGGCTCGCCGCGTTGCCCGAGGAGCTGACGGCCGCGGCGGACTTGGGGGCGACGGCCCCGGTGACCCTGCTGGTGGCGGGGGCCCGGAAGGCGCTGCGCGAAGCCATCGCCGGCCCGGATCAGGCGCTCCTGTATCGGCTGGGCCTGGACCTGACCACGGTCGCGCCCCTGGCCGTCCAGCGGGTGCTCGACGTCTTCGCGCTGGATCTGATCCAAGGGTTGTCCACGGACGTCACCCAAACGCTGAGCACGTTGTTTCGCACGGCGGTGGCACAGTCCGTGAACCCCTTTGTCCTCATGCAACAGGTGACCGGCGTCTTGACCGGGGCCGGGGCCGCGGACCTGGGCCGACTGCGGGGGCGGGTGGTGTCCACGGTGGCGACCCGGGCCGAGGTGATCGTGCGAACGGAAATGGGGCGCGCGTTCAACACGGCGACCGATCTCCGGCAGCAACAGCTCGGCGACCAGGTGCCGGGGGTGCAAAAGCGATGGCTTGCCCTCCGGGATAAGCGCACGCGCCCCGCGCACACGGCGATCGACCGGGAGACCGAGGCGCGGCCCATTCCGATCGCGGACGCCTTCATGGTGGGCGGGGAGCGTCTGCGGTATCCCCACGACCCGGCGGGGAGCCTGGAGAACACGATCAACTGCGTGCTCGAAGGGACGCGAGTCGCGGGGCGCTTTCTCGGCGGGCTAAAAGCCTGGTACGCGGGTCGCCTGGTGGAGGTGGAAACCCGGCGGGGTTACCGGCTGGCCATGACGGTCAATCATCCCGTACTGACGCTGCGCGGGCTGGTCCCCGCCGACCGCCTGCATGAAGGCGATTACGTACTGAGTGAGCGCGTCTATGGCGACCGGACGGCGGCGGGGCGGGACGATCAGGACCAGCACGGCATACCCCGCGTCGAGGAGGTGTTCGAGACGTTGCGGGCGCGCGGACCCTCGCGGATTCATCGCCCAGGCCGCCTCGATCTCGATGGCGACGTGGCGTTCGTGCGAGGCGAGATCGACTTGGTAATAGGACTTGCCCCGCTTGACGGTGACGCGCTTGGGCACGCGGGCCTGATGCTGGAACGTGTAGCCCAGCCGGGCCAACGCATGGACCAGGGGGCGCTCGTAGGCGCCGATCGAGCCGCTGCTACTACGACCTCCCGTGTCTCCGAGGGTCTTGCGAGCACCCCAGGCGGCCGAGAGTTGCCGGAGCACCGAGTGGCGGTCCAGCCGGAGCCGGCGCCATTTCAGGGTTTCCGCTTCGGAGCGGGTGCGGGGGTGCCGGTCATGGCGCCGGAGAATCCCGACGATCGTGCTACGGGAACAGCCCTGCAGTCGGGCCAGGGCCAGCACGCTGAGGCCGTTCTCGAAGGCGGTGACCAGGCCCGGCTCCGCCTGGAGCGCCACGACGCGCTTTGCTTCGGCCGGGCCGCGGAGCTGGATATCGTGCTCCCGGAGCACGCGCGCCACGACCTGGGACGAAGTGCCCAGTTCGCGGGCGAGCTGCTGGCGCGTCACGCCGGCCTGGTAACGCCCGACGAGATCGTGCGGGTCGGGCACCGTGAATTTGCGGGTCATGTCTACGACCTCCAATCACCGTTAGGATACTACATGACCGGGGGACTGGTGTCCCGAAACTGTCGCTGCCGAGTGATTACCGTATTTCCGGCCGCCGTGATGCGGAAGCTCGCGGCGTGACCCTGGCCCGGATCGCACGGGCGCTGGGGGTCGCCCCGGCGGCGCTGTGGGAGCTGTCGGTCCCGGAGGTCCAGGCGCTGGCGAAAGCCCAGCGGCGGGTGCTGGTGAAGGGGCTGCATCCCGATCTGGTCGGCGGGGACGGGGCCCGGATGGCCGAGCTCAACGCGGTGGTGGACTGGCTCTTGCGGCTGGACCCGGCGGCCCTGCGGCCCCCGGTGCGGATCGTCCGCCAGCGTCGGGGGTGGACGGTGACGGTCACCACGAGCACGTCCACGACCGGGACGTCGACCGCCCAATCGGGCTTCGGCTGGTAGGGCGGCTATGGCGGGGCTCGTCCGGGTCCGGTGTCCTACGTGTGGGCAGCCGGCGCCGCTCGCCAGCCTGGGGAAGCGGCGGTGCGCCCGCTGCAAGCTGGTCAAGGTAGTGGCGGCGTTTCGGAACACGGACGGCTACTGCAAGCTCTGCCGGGCGGCCTACAACCTGGGATATAAAGCCACCCCTCCGGCCTCCTCGCCGCTCGCCTGACCCGCAAACCGCGTCTTTTTTCGTTGACGCGGTCGGCGGGCTCTGCCATTCCTACAAGCCATGACCATTCGCGCGCTCGGCGGGGACTCGGCGGCCTGGGGGCTGTACACGCCCGCCGGCCAGCTGGTCGCCCAATACCCGACCGAAGCCACCGCGCAAGCGGGGCTCGCCGTGCTCACCGAGGCCTTCGCCCCGATGCCCCTCGGCACGGCTGCGGAGATCACCGCGGCGATCACGGCCATGGGGAAGATGCCCGAGTTCGCCCGGCCGGCCATGAAGGCGAAGATCCGGGCGGCGTGGAAGAAGGCGAACCCGAAGGCGGCCCCCGGAGACATGCCGGCGGCGCTCAAGGAAGCCTACTCCGACCTGTCGCTCGAGGGGCGGGCCCAGATGGTGCGGGACGCCTACTGCGAGCAGATGGCCCCGGACGGGGTCTCCCCCGCGGACAGTTACGCCGCCTCGCCGTGGGTGCTGGAGGTCCAGGACGCGGCGATCATCGTCTGCAAGGACGGAGACTACTTCTCGGTCCCGTACACGATCGGGGGCGCCCCGGACACCGACGACGCGGACAACGACGAGGTTACCTTCGGGACCGCGGTCCCGGTCAAGCTGACCTATGTCGCGGAGAGTCTCCGCCGGACGGCGGGCACCCGGACCCTGGCCGCCGGCGCCTCGCTGGCGCTGGTGGAAGCCGAGGGGATGCCCCGTGGCGGCCAGTGGCTGGTGCGGGTGATCGCCCCGGGTTTCAGCAAGAATCGCTCGGTGCAGTTGAACCTGCCCCGCTACTACCCCGCCGACGTGCTCAAGGAAGCGGCCGGGCAGTTCGATCGGGTGCGGATCTTCGAGCACGAAGCCGGGCCCCACGTGGATCGTCACCTCCGCCGGTCGCAAGACATGGTGGGCTGGCTGGTCAACCCCCGGTGGGACAACGGGATCGTGGCGGACTTTCAGTGTATCGGGGCCGACCTGCGGCGCCGGCTGCTGGAGGCGCACGACCTGGGACGGCCCGACGTGCTGGGGTTCTCGATCAACGGGAACGGGCGCGAGGAAGCCGGCCTGGCCGAGGGCCAGCGCGCGGCGATCATCCGCTCGATCGGGGCGGTGGATAGCGTGGACGTGGTCTCGGATCCCGCCGCGGGTGGCGGGTTCGTGCGGCTGGTTGCGTCGGTGGACCCGGCGCGGGGGGAGGGGATCATGGACTTGCAGGTATTGCTCGCGAAGATCCGCACGCTGCGTCCCGAGCTGGTGGCGATCGAGCCCGCGGGGGGCTGGACCGAGGCCGCGCTGACGGCGAAGCTGACGGAGGCGCTCACGCCCCCGGTGGTGCCCCCGGTGGCCGACCCGGAGACGGTGAAGCTGCGGGAGACCGTGGCCGCCCAACAGGTGAAGCTCACCGAGTTCGAGACCCGGATGCGGGATCGAGACCGGCGGGCCACCTTGCGGGAGACGCTGGACGCCTCGCCCCTGGCG